TATTTTACAGATGCAGAAGCTTTAGAAAATGCAAGACCTCAAGCTAATGTATCTGTTACAGGTGGAGTACCAGATCAAATAGAAACTATATTTCCACCAAATGCTGGATACATACCTGCTAGTGGAATAGCACAAGCCAGCACAAATTTGTTATCAACTGCGTTAGGAAATGTTACAGTAGTTACATAATGACAAATAAAAAAACTTTAGGTGTTATGATCGCAACACCTTGTTATGGCGGTCAATTAAGCGAAGGTTATTTACATGGATTGTTAAATACAATTACCATAGCAAGTAAAAATAAATTTCAATGCCATGTTAATACCATGGGTAATGAAAGTTTGATAACTAGAGCAAGAAATACACTCGTAACTCAATTTTTAGATTTTTGTGAAAAAGATAAAGATAAATTTACACATTTAATGTTTATAGATAGTGATATAGGTTTTACTGGAGAAGCAGTAGAAAGATTATTAACCTCAGACCATGATATATCTTGTGGAATTTATCCTAGAAAATCTATTGATTGGAACGCATTAAAAGGTTATGCTGATAAAAAAGATTTAGATAATATAGAACAAAAATTATTAGGTTATAATTTAAATTTTGCAGATCCTAAAAGCATAACTGTAAAAAATGGTTTTGTTGAAGTATTAGATGCAGCTACAGGTTTTATGTGTATCAAAAAAGAAGTTTTTTATAAAATGAAAGAAGCCTATCCTAATCTTAAATATACTAGTGATCAAATAATAAATAATGAAAGGTTTTCTAGCGAAAATTGTTATGCATTTTTTGACTGTATTATTGATGAAAAAAGTAATAGATATTTATCAGAGGATTATGCTTTTTGCAGATTATGGCAAAAAATAGGTGGAAAAATATTTGCAGATGTTAATACTCCTTTAACGCATTATGGAACATATCCATTTGCAGGACACGTATGGACAAAATTTAAAGTTGATAAGGTAATTAAAAATGACAATGACTTACACAAGCCTAAAGACTGATATTCAAACATGGGCTGAAAATACTGGAACAGATTTTACTAATCAATTAGATACCTTTATAGATAATACTCAACAAAAATTATCTAGAGAAATAGACCCTGTAGGCTTTAATGAAAATGTTAATTCTACTATGATACAAGGTGATAGATTTGTAAATCTTCCTACTGCTGTAGAACCAATGTTATTTAATTATGTAGAAATAGTAGTCAGTTCAAAC